TCCGTATTTGGTTTTTCACCAACACCGCCTTTTGGTGTTTTTGGTTTTTCTCCATTTACGGTTTTTGGCTTCTCTCCCTTTACTGTTTTTGGGTTCTCGCCTTTTACAGTATTTGGTTTTTCTCCATTCACTGTTTTTGGATTTTCTCCTTCACCAGAAAATGCAGTAGGATCTCTATGTACTGCTGCTGACGTTGCAGCAGGGCCTAGTTACTGTAACTTTACTAATTGCTGCGGTGGCGGATCAGGAGCAGCATGTTTTCAATGTTCTTGCCGTGCTTGCTAGTTTATGCTATAATTATTTAAAAAGGAGTATTAGATGTTAACAAATAATGAAATTACGTACGAGTGGAGCAAGGACAATCCAGATGAAAGAGGAGCAGCACTAGCCTTTATCATAGATGAAGAAGTTGTATATGCTGCACCATTCTATAATTGGGCTGCTGACATGATTCTAAGAGCAGACTCTTTTGTAGAGATTTCTCAAGATGCTGCTTCTGAGACTATTGTTCTTTCTATACTTGAAAATGGGGTAGAACTTGATCAGTTAGAAACTACAGAATATTTTGGTAGTATCCTGTTGAGTAGTCCAATCATCAAAGATTTAAATGCATACCCATATGGCAGATATGTAGTAGCACCAAATGCAAGATTTGTAAATGATGAGTTTATTATCCTTAATATGTCAGTAGAAGGCTTGCCTCCTTTTATTACAGAGGAAGAAATCGCAGCACGACTAGCAATGATCGCAGCATCAGAAAATGTCTAAAAGCAGATGGCAAGAGTATAAAGAAAAAAATGGAGTAACTCCACTAGATCTTCTTAACCCAATGACACAGCCAGCAACAGCAGAGTTGGCTGATCTAAGAATGTCTATTTGCCATAAATGCCCAGAGTTGCGTAAAATAACAAACCAGTGCAAAAAGTGTGGATGTTTTATGAATGTAAAATCTAAACTCAATGCTGCAAAATGCCCTATTGGAAAATGGTAAAAAAATAAGGAGCCTTTCGGCTCCCTATCTCTTTATAAACTACTTGGGAAATTTACTCATCCACATCTTGGTTCTAGGAGTAATACCCTTCCAAGAAGACCAGTCGTCCCCACCCTTTGTCATGTAGTATGCAATCTCTGCATTCTTTACAGGATTAAACAACTCCGCATTTGACTCAAGATCAAACTTTGTTCTACGATCTGGACCCAAAGAGTCAATCATATTAATTTGGAACATTCCATAAGACGAGTCACCAGTCTTGTGGTTACCGTTAAATGCCAATGGTCTTCCATTGGACTCCTTCTTTGCTACAGCCCAAGCAACAATTAAATCGTTGCCTTTAAACCCAACTAAAGACAAGAGTTCTTTAAGTTCAATATCTGTTAGGTGTGTTTTATTTTCAAAAGACTCTAATTTTTTTGCTTTAGAAACCAAAAAAACCTCTTTCGAGGTAGGTTCCAAAGGCTGAGCCTGTTCAGTACTAAGATTGTTCTTGCTGTCAGTTGAGGCATTGGCATTTCCAGTCAATACAGTAACCAACATTCCGATACTGAGTATGCTAATGATCTCTTTGTTTCTTTCGATAAATTTAATCATAGTTTCCTCCTTAGAAAACAATAACACCTTGGTAGGTGTCTAGTATAAAGTATAACATGGATTCTGAGCCAAAGTCAACCCATAAGTTACTTAATAGTAAGATAATAAAAAAAATAATTAATTATTTAAATACACGCTTAAAGGTGCAAAGTTAGTGATATAATGTAATTATGGCAACAGGTCAATCAGAAACGTACAATTTACCATATCCTCAAGTTGATGATAACGTCAATGTACACGGAGATATAGAGATTTTGGTAACTACCCTTGAGGGAGTTCTTCAAGGTCTTGGTCTCTCTTATATGAAATTAGATGTTAAAAATGTGACGGGATCTACTATACCAGCAGCAACTCCAGTTTATGCTACAGGATTTAGTGGTAAGACAACTATTGCAGTTGCTCTGCCATCTACAACAAATCCAATTATTGGATTGACAAAAACAAGTATTGCAAATAATTCAGAGGGAGTTGTTGTAGTTTCTGGAGTAATGCCAGGAGTTGCTACAAGTTCTTTTGCAAACGGATCTATTCTATATGTAAAAGACGGTGGAGGCTTGACTACCACTCGACCAACAGAAGGATCTGCAGCAGTTGGTGTAGTCGCTAACTCAGATGCTGCTAATGGAATTATTGTAGTAGAAGCAAAAGGAAATGGCACCTGGGGCGCTTTGAAAAACGGAATGTCCTAATTGTGGTATAATTAAAAAATGGCAATCCTAAGAAACTCATCCCAAAGCCTTTATAACATTGGTGAAAAACCTCCATTTGTAAATTGGACTGTTGTTAGAGGAGATACATCTGGATTTAAGGTTTATCTTGAGGATGACTCTAAAGCACCTTTGGTTGTTCCAGACTGGGATATTTCTATGAGAATAAAAAGACCAAATGTTTCTCAGTTGACACCAGTCATTACAGATGATGCTACAGAAGTTTTGGAATTGTTTCCACTTGCAGATGCTGATGATTTACTTGGTGAGTTCACAGTATTTTTAGCATCTTCAGAATCCCTTATTCTTCAAACTGGAGACATCTTTGATATTCAAGTATCCAATGGGGAAATTGTATGGACAGTTTGCCAGGGTAGCATGATTATCCTTGAAGATGTAACTGATTAATGGCAACATCTATAATCCTTGAAGACTCTAAAAATAAAGTAAAAGATATATATCAGGTTGGGGCTGTAAAGTCTACCATTGTTTTTAAAAGTCCATCGGTTTCAATATCCTCAACACTTCCATTTAGGGTTAAGTTTACATCTATTAAAGTGCCTGGATATAGTTCAACCAATCCCCCTCCAATTCCACTACAGATCATTGGTTTTAGTAATTATATACTTTAACATTCAAAAAATAGTGTTATAATTTAGACATGGCAAAGATATCCCTCTCAGGCGTAAAAACCAAGTTTCAAACTGGTGACCGCCCAACGCAAGAAGACTATGTAGATCTAATTGATACTACATCTGCACAATCAACAGATCTTGGATCTGCTGGTAATAATGAAATTGCAATCTATGACATTCAGAACCCAACCACTGTTGATAACTTTGATGCAACAGTATGGCGAATGGTTAAGTATCTTGTATCTATTGCACATACATCTGGTGGCGTAAATAAGTTTTATGCTACAGAAATAACAATTTTGGTTGACGGTACAGGAGTATCAGTCAGCGAATATGGAACAATCGACAACAATGGGAATATTGGCACCATTACTGTCTCCCGCACTGGAAATACCGTAGCCCTAGTGGTTACTCCAGAAAGCGGTATTACACCTATAACCGTACGTTATGCACGTATTGGATTAAAGGCTTAAGGAGATATAAAAAATGGCAACAGTAAATAAAAACTTTAAGATCAAAAGCGGTCTTGTCGTTGAAGGATCAACTGCTACAGTAGCAGGAAAGCAAGTACTTACAGAGGACACCTCAGATCAATACATTATTGATTTAATTGGTGGAGAAACACTTGTAACATCTGTTGAATCAACACAGATGGAAGTTATTGCTGGCGAACTAAATATTAAGTCAGGAGTATTTGATGAATCAGGTGCTGCAGCAGCAGCACAGACTGCAGCACAAGATTTTGCTACAGCAGCAGATACATCTTTGTACACTACAGTAACCTCAGATATTTCAACAGCAAAGTCTCAGGCAATTTCTGCAGCAGCAACAGATGCAACATCTAAAGCAGATGCAGCAGAGGCTTCAGCAAACTCATACACAGATGACGAAATTGGATCACTTGATCTTTCACTAAAGGCTTATGCAGATCAGGCTGAATCAGATGCTATTTCTACAGCATCAGCAGATGCTACCGCAAAGGCAAATGCTGCACAAGCAGCAGCAGAGGCTACAGCCTCAGCAGACGCTACTGCAAAGGCTAACGCTGCACAAGCAGCAGCCGAACTAACTGCATCAAATGCAAATACAGCACTTTACACAACAGTAACTGGAGATATCTCTACAGCAAAGCAGGAAGCAATTGACGCAGCAGAATCTCATACAGATGCTGCAGTATCAGCACTTGTTAATGGTGCACCAGAACTTCTTGATACTCTTAACGAGTTGGCTGCAGCACTTGGTGACTCACCAGACACAATTACAAACCTTACAACCTTAGTTGGTACAAAGGCTGACACAACATATGTAGACGGAGAAATCTCTGATCTTGATACAGCAGCACAGGGATATGCTTCATCTGCCCAAGCAGCAGCAGAGGCTACAGCCTCAGCAGACGCTACTGCAAAGGCTAACGCTGCACAAGCAGCAGCAGAAGCAACCGCAGCACTTGATGCAACATCTAAGGCTAATGCAGCAGAAGCAGCGTCAAACCTTGCTACAGATGGAAAAATTACACAAGAAGTAGCAGATCGTAACTCTGCAATTTCAACTGCTATTGATACAGAGGTTACAAACCGTAACACAGCAATTGGTGCAGCGATTACTCAAGAAGTGGCAGACAGAGATTCTGCAATTACTCTTGCAATCAACGAACTTGACACAGACGATATTGAAGAGGGTGCAAGCAACCTATACTTCACAAATGCACGAGCAATCGCAGCAGTTGGTGGAACTATCGGAGACGCAATCAATCTTCTTGACACAGACGACATTGAAGAAGGAGCAACAAATCTTTACTTCACAAACTCTCGTGCACTAACAGCAACAGCAGCAGCATACGATATGTATGGCGCAGCAGCAGCAGCACAAGAAGCAGCAGAAGACTACGCAGATGGCCTTGCAATTAACTATGATGCAGCAGGATCAGCAAACACAGCATACTCAGATGCCGTTGCAGCCGCCTCAGCAGATGCCACTTCAAAGGCTAACGCAGCCCAAGCAGCAGCAGAGTTAACTGCGTCAAATGCTCTTACTACTGCAGTAAGTAATCTAGAAGATTACGCAGATACAGCAGAGCAAGATGCAAAGAATTATGCAGATGCCCTTATTGATGATGCCTCAAGCGCATCAACAAAGGTTTGGTCAGCATACAAGACAAGCACAGAGATTGGGCTTGCACAGGCAGCAGCAGAGCAGCATGCAGATGATGCAGTAGCAGCACTTGTTGGTTCTGCTCCAGAACTTCTTGATACACTACAGGAACTGGCAGCAGCACTTGACAATGACCCAGAGACAATTAATAGTCTTCAAAGCATTGCAGCAGGAAAGCAAGATGCCCTAACAGCAGGATCAAACATTGATATTACAGGAACAACAATTTCTGTAACTGGTCTTGATTCAGCAGACATCTCAGACTTTAGTACAGCAGCAGTAACTGCTAACACAGGTCTTTGGGACACAATTGGTGCAGCAGCAACAGCACAGACTGCAGCAGAGGCTACAGCCCAAGAAGCACTTGACGATGTTCTTGATGGAACAACAGCATTTACAGAAATAAATGTAAACTCTGAAGCCAAGCAAATTGCAGCAACGTCATCCTCACTTGGATCAGTTGTAGTAACTGCATATTCATGGCCAAAGGCTGACTATCGTTCAGCAAAATTGATGGTTAAGATTGACAACGCAACAGATAATGAAGTTTCTGAAATACTTCTTACTCTAGACTCATC